TTGCTTCAATGCAATAGCTTTTCCCGACAACATCTCGGTGTCCTGCGTAGCAACTTCTGTCCTCTGATTGCTTATAAAACGCATATTTTGCATAGCCGATTGTTCGAGCGTGAAATGAGCAGTGGGAACTTGTGATGGCTGTATCTTTTCGATACTTCCACCAGCTTTCGACTTGTCAAGAATAATACCGTCTTCGCCTGCGTGAGCCTCAAGAAATGTCTGATATTGTTCCGTACCGATACCACCCTGTATAATCAGGCCGGAGTTAGCGATATTCTTTGTGATATTCAGGCTTTGGCTGTGGATGTAGTTAAGCTCTTCCTGTGTGCCTATCAAGTCTTCGATTACGCCCGATTTGTATCCGTTGTTGAAATATGCCCAGTACGGCACAAGAGGAAAAGCGTCTATTCCGTTTAATTCGTCCTCTATATCGTCAATAAATACATTGCCAACTCTGGTCTGATGGTGCATAACATTGACAACGACCTCGTGCATCTCGAATACCGGCGTACCTGCTTTGTTTAGGGCTTCAATGGTTTGCGGGTCGGGATTCTGTGGGTCTTGCCCTGTCTCTACTGATGCAGCTAACGCCTGTTACCTGCGGAGTTTTGCCGCTTCTTCTTCCTCTTTGGTTGCCTTTTTAGCCGCGGCAATAGCGTCGTCCTTTATAAGAAGTTTAGCGTTTATTTCTGATTCCCTGATGTCATACCAGAGATAACACTTTTTTGGTTTTCGGTACCAGGTATGTATCAAGCGGTATCTGTTCACGAAATCATCAGAGTTAATATCTTCCGAACCAAAAGAGCCGGTTTTGTCCTCTGTTTTGCCAGAACCGACCATCCAAGAAATAATACCTTTGACGTTGCCGGCCAGTACCGTGCCGAAATTAGTCGAATATGCGGCTTTGAGTTCTTCGGCCTTTTTAGGATATTTCAGTTCCAGCCATTCTCTATCAACCGGTTCTTCCCATACAACGTATTTGCACCCGCTTTTCGCATCGTTGATATTATAACTCTTGCAGGCAGGGTCAAACATTACCGTATGCTGATTCAATCTGCGAATATCAAGATTTGCGTGCTTTGGGTCTGTTTCCTTGTCGATGAATATACCAACAACGCCCTGGGCTGTCGATATTCCATCCTCAAAAACCTGTGAAAGTACAAACCGTGTCATCTCCAGAGATGTCGCCTGTTTGGATAGAGCGGTCAGTATTTTTGCCACAACTGCACTGCCGCCGCGAGTAGGCTTGACTACGATGTCGCGGGGGTTCTCTATCTCAACGCCGGTTATCTGATTAACAATGGGCTTTATCAGCGGTATGGTCAGGCAGAATTTGCCCTTTGCTTCATTAGCGGCCTTAACCGATTCGTCCCATTGCTTGCCATTCTTGAAGTCCTCGGCCTTGCGCATCCTATCAAAGAGGTCTGGCGAATTGCAACCAACTCGCCGGTATTCAACGACTGTATCGACCACTTCTTGTTGTTCTATTGTATTCACGTTATTTCCTTATGCGACACTTTTTGTAAAATTTAAGCAAGCAAACTCGCCAAATAATTCTACGGCCTTATTGTCATAGGCAATAGCAGCTTCAATTTCAGTTACGAATCTACCTATAAAAATAAGGGTTCTATTTTTTCTGATACTTGCATTCCACGTGCCACGCCGAGCAACCCAGCAAACCCCTTTATATATACTTGAACGTAGGTTTGTAGTTTTTCTTGCGTTCATTGAGTTTTGCTGGCTCGTACAGATTCGCAAATTACATCGGCGATTATCAAGGCCATTATGGTTGATGTGGTCTATTTTTCCTACAGGAGAACCCATAATCAACTGGTGCATTTTAATGGTTGTCCATTTACTATTTATTTTAAGGTGCGTCTGTGCGTAAAAACTAAGTTTGCCATACCCATAAGCAAGATGCCAGTGGTAGTTTTTAATAATATCGTAGTCGCAATCATCAATAACCACTACACCTTTATTATTTGTCAGCTCTATTTCCATTTTAATACTTCATCTTCCTGTCAAGGTTAGCATCTGCCGATATGTGGCCGTTATCTTCGCCAAATTCGATATTGAGAACGTCAAAAGAATATGAGCATTTTACTTTCTTTTTGCCGGTTTCGTTCTCATTCCGGCTCTTGACTTTCAATTCCACTGTTGCCGTGATAGTGTCGCCAACCTTACCGTCAAGCGGCAGGTCTTTGTCAATATACAGCGATGGATAGTATGGTTTCGAGGCCATTGTTGGTACGGCTACCATCTCGCTATTTTCTGTTTTTACGCCTAAATTTATCTTCATTTAACAAAATCCTTTTCTTACATTCCCATCGGGTTTTTGCGTTTATAAACCACTTCGGTTGATACTTTTTCAATCTTATAAAGCTGTTTCTTGACGATTAACGACAAATACCGCAGGCCATCAGCGAAATGACTTGACGCGTCCGGCACCGGCGTATTGCTGTAAGTATTCAGGTTTTCAATCCACTCCCGATGATATGACGACAAGGCTGTAATCAACGCCTGGCATTTCTCGGCGTCAATCCAGATTGCGGGAAACAGCGTAGAAGTTCTCTCGATACCGTCCAAAACGCTGTCCTCTTTGTCGAGCTTGTGGAATATCAGGCCGAGATTAAAAGCAGTTTCGAGTATGGTTTTGCCTGTGCCTGTTTCGATTCTGTTTATGTCGAATGGCGCAAAGTGCCTACCGTAATTGTACTTAAATTGTACCTTATAATCATCGAGCATTGATTTAAAAAACGGTATTCCACCCCGAACATCGCCCTTATCGCCCAGGCAAAAGATATTGACTATGCGAACCTGCATATCAATAACCTGAAAGAATATCCACGGCATATGCGAACCAACTCCTAAATCGCAAATCGTATGAACCGGGTACTCTGGATTATGAGGCACAATGCCTATCCTGTTTTCTTCTCTGGCCTGTGCCATTTCAGTAGCATAGTAAGCCCCCTCTACCGCCGCGATAAACGCTTCTTCGAGGTACGATGGATGTTCTTTGAAAATCAGGTGTTTCAAGATTCTTTTTTTGGCTGCATAAAACGCCCGCTGTTCAGGCGTTAGCTTTTTGTTGTAGATTTTATCAATCTTATCAAGATACTTGCTTATTTCCGGCGATATTTCCACAAAAGCGGGGTCTGTGATGTTCGAGGCTTTTTCGTGCCACGGTATAAAATGCAATTTATAATCTAATCGGCCAAGTGGTTTGTTTTTCTGCTGTAAAAGTTCCGCAGCCTTACACATTTCAGGAAAGTCGCCTAACCCGCCTTCGGCTGTTGATTCAATGAAAATCATACCGCTTTCGTGAACTGTTTCCATTGCACCGGCTTTGATTTCAGCGGCTTTGGCCGGGGCGTGTGTGCATATCCAGCCATATTCCGACACAAGTAGAATTTGTAACGTACCAGAACGCATTGAAGTTCCAACGTAAATACTGCTGTTGTTTGACAATATCAACTCACAGGAATCGTCTTTAATGAGATACAGTTCGGTTTTCAGGTCGTCCGGCAGATTGTCATAAGCAAATTTGACCTTATCACGGAATATCTTCTTAGCATCAACGAGCTTATGCGCGATAATACCGGCACGGACATTAGAATTAAACAGGCAGGCATCAAGCATAAAAATTGCGATGAAAGAGGTAACGCCGTGTTGTCGGCTTTTCGGAATGATATTGAGCCACCACAAAGCGAAATACAAAACAGTCTGCACTGCGTTCATCGTGAACAGAATTTTTTTGCCCTGCTCATCAATGATGTAATACAGGTGATTTAATCGCCAATGACGATTAGCCAGCTTATTCGCCCGCTTCGTCTGGACTTGGCAATTTTCCGCTACTGCTACCATCAATCAATCCTAAAAGACTTGTCAATGCTTCGTTTTTCTGCTTATTGTCTCTCTCGAATAATCCCTTGTGTTTCATCAGGGTTTCGATATTACTGTCCTTTGACCAGAACTTGACTTTCTTAAGAGTGCCTATTTGTTTCCTGTTTCCACCTCTGCCCGCGAACAACTCCTCAACCTCAAAGCCGCTTATTGCACGTCTCACGTCTTCCGGTATGTCGTGTATAACTTTGAGCGTACCGTCAAGATTGAACGCCAGTCCAACATCAGCAGTCGCTATCCGCAACGCCTCTTTGAGTAAAGTATCAGACTCAATTTCCAGCCGTTTGAATTGTGCCTTTTTTAGCTCGGCAATTTTATCCCTGACTCTATCTTTTGCTAACAACCTCGCAGCTTGAACAGAAGCAACTTTCGCATTTTTATTTTTGCCGCCATATTCCGCTCGCAAAGCTGCTTGAGTAGAATTATTATCCACAATGAACTCTTGACAAAATCTTTCCTCTTTAGGCTCTATGGGATGGAGAGTGGCAGAGGTTGTTTTTTTCTTCTTGGCCACCTTTTTGGATGGTACTTTCCCCCCGACCACTTGACGTTCGCTCGTCTTATTTGATTCTGGTAAGCCTGTTTTTGCTTTTTTCGCCATTTTTAAGGTTTTTTTGTTAAATTGCTCAATTAAGTTCTAAAATCAACCACAGCTTCAAGTCGTCTAACGTAGCATCGTTCGCGTCCTTAATACCACCCCAAATATCGCCCACTTTTATATGACTACCATAGACATTTGCGGACACATCAGACCAGTTTATAACCTCATCGTAAAAATCAATAGCGGTCGTTGTGCAGGTTAAGTCTTTGAGCAGATAACTCTTGACAACCTGGTCTGATGCTATTAACCCCTCTGGCGGGTCTATGTAAAACCGCACCTTGTAGCTCGTGTCTGTGCCGTTAGCGTCAATCATATAGCCGATGATACTGCCGTAGAAGTTTTTGAAGATACAAGTATTGGCATCGTTGAAGTCGCTACTGTAATGCACATA